AACTCCGCGACGAGGATGAATAATGCTGATAGAAGAAGTACTAAACGAGTTTAAAAGAACTCATCTGCAACACATAGAAGATATTATTCTTACTGATGGTCACTCGGGTGGTCAGAGTGTGATAGATTATTTCCAAGGCATACTGCAAACACTGCAGGGATCAGCTGATCAACCCATCAACGTTTCGGTAAAATGGGATGGAGCTCCAGCTATTGTGTGTGGCATCAATCCAGAGAATGGTCGTTGGTTTGTGGGCACCAAAGGTATATTTGCCAAAACACCCAAACTGAATTACACCAAAGAAGACATTGCTCGTAACCACGGCACGGATGATCTAGGACAAAAATTATTAAAGTGTTTGGTGCATCTCAAAAAATTAAACATCACGGGCATAGTGCAGGGCGACTTTATGTTTGACAGAGATACTTTAGTGAGACAGAGTATCAATGGAGAAAATTATGTAACTTTCAAGCCCAACACCATCACATACGCAGTGCCTGAGAACAGTGATTTGGGTAGACAGATGTCTTCAGCACAGGTAGGTATCATATTCCACACAACCTACACAGGAGATACCATAGCCAATCTAAAAGCTCAGTATGGTGCTGACGTGGCAGCATTCACTCGCTCACCTGATGTATGGTTTGACAATGCCACATATAAAAATGTTAGTGGAACAGCCAATTTCACAAAAGAAGAACAATCTCAATTCACAGCAGGCATAGCTCAATTAAAATCATTGCTGGCAAAGGTGCCTACCAATCTTTCTGCCATGCTGGGAGTGAACAAAGACTTTCTACCTTTCTTCATGCTGTTCATCAATGATCAAATACGACAAGGCAAGATACCCACAGACACCAATCAATATCTACGAGACTTTGCCGAGTTCTATCAAGGCAGAATGCAACAGCAGGCAGCAGGATTGAAAGCACAGAAAGCTCTACAACTGAGACAGCAGAAGATGAAAGACATGCCTCAGTTCTTAAAACAGATGCAAAAACCACTAGTGGCTATGATGGCATTCTATAAAGAAGTCGTTGCACTTAAAAATTTAACACTGGCAAAATTAAACAAAGCCACAGCTATTGGCACATTCGCACAGACAGATGCAGGATTAGAAGTGACTGATCCAGAAGGATTTGTGGCAGTGGGCACAGCAGGAGATGCAGTTAAATTAGTGGATCGTTTAGGATTCAGCAGAAAGAATCTAACTGCGATCAACAAGTTTCAAAAAGCCTAACACAGTTTCATTCACAGCACTGGATAGAGCTGTACCATCAAAAAACTTATTGTAATTGTGTTGTCTAATTGATTCTGTTTCTCTATAGATTTTAGATTTGTCCACAGTGCGAAGATGTCGACACAGAGACACTATCTTTTTTATTCTTTGATTAGGATCCTGTTCCTGATCATAGCTCTCATCAAACACAGAATCAAATGTGCGGAATCCCATCTCTCGAAGTTTTTTTAGATATCCGTAATTGCCATGCACTACAAATATCTGCTGTGCTATAATGGGTTTCCACAGTTTTTCTGTAATGAATACATCGTGATTATTATCGTTGGTTTCGGATACTAGATTAAAAGCCGAGTCATTGAATTGTGGTTCATATATGTCTTGATCACTGCCATATTGTGGATAATTGCTGGCATCTACCCACGGTAATTCATAAGAGTTATCCAATTTAATTTTATAAGGAGCATCTAGAAAACTGATTAGACTATGATTCAGCAGAGATTCTTTTTGTAGAGCATCAAACAGTTTCTTTCTGTGCGTTCTAGATTGTTTGTTTAGATAGAGAAAATCGTATTTTTTATCTGTGTGATTGAAGTTATATTTTTTATTGCTATGTTTGCGATGCATTAGGAACCAAAACCAACTGCTACCACCACTCCATGTGCAATATTTTGTATCATGCAGTAATGGTTTATAATATTGATACTGCTCTAAATTTTCTTCAGATTCCCACGGTTGTGCTATTATAAAATGAAAATTCTTGTTTTTTAAAACGTTCACTCTGCGTTTGAATTCTTCCCAATATTCTTTATTATCCCATAATCTGCTGTTGTCTTTCCTATGATCAATTAGAGCAAACAGTCTATTGTATTTTTTAAAATCTATATTGTGTAGAGTGTAATACTCTCCTGAGTATGCTATTGATTCATTGGGCAGAGTACACAAATCAAAAAACTGTTCAATATCTTGATGATTACCAGTTTTCATTAGATCTGTGAGAAAGAAATTATTAGCAGTCATTTAATATATGTATCACTATAAATATTGTCATGATAGAATGTGTATGTGAAAAATGCAGTTGCGAGCATCATTGCGAAACAGAGTGTTTTGAATGCTTAGAGTGTGGTTCTTGTGCTTGTGAGCATTGCAAAGATGAAAAAGACAGCATTCCGTCTGAAAATTAATATAGTACAGTAGAATTTACCAATCTTTGATATAAATACTTGCAACAGATCCACTGAGCGTGGATTTGCCATTTAACAGAGAAAAAGGAGAAAAAAATGGCTAGCTTAACAACTACAGCAAACACAAAAACCAGTAATGGTCTTGGTCCTAAAACACGAATTTACAGTGTTAACAAAGGAACTGGATCTCACACTCAAAGTGAATTAAACACTTTAGTGCAAAAACTTACTGCTGGTATCACAAAAGATGTATCTGATGCGGTAACAGTAGCAGGTATAGCTGGTACAGTTGGAACTGATCCATTGTACATCGCAGTACAAGGAACAGGAGCAGTTGACGTAACTAACGAAGCTTACGTAGCTGATATCCAATTAGCACTTGTTGCATCTTTTGATAACTCATTCTAATTAATTTAGAATAGAATCAACGTTGGAAGGGTGAGCATTTATTTGTTCACCCTTTCTTCTTTTACAGTAAATAGTAATATGCACACATATTGTATTACCACGCTGGTGGACATTACCGAGAACGGAGTGTTACGCAGTCAATTTCCGTTCAAGACGAAGAGTGGAGAACTGGTGCATGATGCTGCCACTCTCGCCTTGGCTCGCAATCAGCAGGCCAACTTTACCACGCTGTTACAATTATTGCAGATGAGAAGTAACATCACTTGGGAAGCCACTCCTAGGAAACAGATTGACTCTGTGGCCAATTGGCGCTTTGGATCAGTGTTTGAAGGTCGTCATACCATATGGCAGTTTGAATGGCAGGTGGAACAATCAGAAGTGTATGCTTTTGATGGAGATTCTGTGGGCGGATTGATTGAAGATTTTGATCAAATACCCATAATAAATTTCTGCAAAGAGACAGCGGCATTTCCCAAAAACGTTTTTAACACACAAGACCCACAGTATATAAACACCTACTTTACGAAAATAACAGAGTAGAATAAATAATGTTACTCAAGGCACAAACAGCACGAATAGGCATAGTAGGAAGCAATGGCAAATATACAGGCTCGGTTAAGAGAAATACGTACACAAGTAACGGAAATAAAACGAGAGTTGAGAATATTAATGAGTGATTTAGAAAAGACCAATTTAGAAGCACACGTGGACCTTTGCGCCGAGCGTTATAAAGGTTTGCACGATCGTCTTTCTGCGATTGAAACCAGTCTTAAAAGATTGAGTGATGATGTGCTTGAAGGACAAAAGAGCCAGAGCAAAACTCTTATAATGACTGCTGGCACTGTGGTAGCAGGACTACTCAGCACCATAGTAGTGGTATTAATGAAAATCAGTTAATCTATATAGAATGTACGTACACATATCTCGCCATGTGCGAGTGTTCATCACTGAAAAGCAACACGATTTTTTAAACAAATATAAAAATCTAGAACATTTCCTACAGAGTGAATTACCAATTGATGAAGCAGTCATTGCCAAGACACTGAGTGACAAAGGCATTCTGGTTAGGAAAAAACTTGACAACGACACACAATACGCATTAAATAAACACATAAAATTCACAACAGAATAATATGCGTGATCGCAAAGAATTAATAAGGCAAATCAAAGCCTATAAACTGGATGACAAATTGCACGAGCTGGCTCGTAATCATGAGCAGCAGCGACCTTTCCGCCATCTACCCAAACAGTTCAGTAAAGGCATTCTAATCGGCAACATAGCGATTGTGCCACGTAGATCAGATGAAACTCGTTTTGTATATGTGATAGCAGACATGATAAAGGCCAAAATACTCCACGAAGACATACATCTCAAACAGAGTGCTATCTTGATAGCTCATTATCTAGCAGATGGTAAAGAAGTACCCTACAATATACTAGATCTAGATTCACACTTTGCCAGCAGGTTATTCGATATAAAGAGTTTTAAAATGAAGTGGAGAGCAGCTGAAAAAAACAACGATGAACAACAGTCCTTTATATATGAAAACAAATATATAGAAGCCAATCGCAAAGCCGATGAGATCAAAGAGAACATTCAAACTTTGTTTGATAACACGTTTAAATAGAATACAATATGATAGTTTTTAACCTAAAAACCAGGTATTTTAACACAAAATAATATCTAAATATTAAAGTCTAATTTAAAGTAAATGAAATAAATACTGTAATAAATAGAGTTGGAGCAAAAAATGCCAAAAATAAGAGTTACAGAAGTAATTAAATTACCAACAGGTACACCTCGTTTTCAAGACACGGTACCAGCTATAGCAGTTGCCTATCAAGCAAAAGTAACAGAAGGCAAAGTAACACGTGTGCCTTCAACTTGGGTTAATCATCCAGATGGTTGTACAACAACCACTACTACTAGCATTTGGAATAGTATGAGTGATTATGAAGTATTCAGAGATGATTTTCAAAATAATTACACATGTTTACAAGCTGAATATTATTATTCTATTACATCACACCCAGATAATAGAGGAAAAAATTTAACAAAAACAATCACTATAACAGACGAGAATTAACAAGGAGATAGATTAATATGCCAATAATTGTAACACAGATACAAGACGTTCCTAAGAACACTATTAGATGGTGGTTAAAAAAAGGTCGTGATACAGATTTTGCACTTGCAAAACAACTAGGGGCTTTAAAAGAAGAAAGAAATTCTGAAATTCAATTATCGGTAGCAACAGAATTGCCAAATGGAAAAATAAGAATTACGAATAAACACATATGGAATACACAGGCAGATCTTGATGCATATCTAGCACTTGTTTCTCCTTATAATGCAGAAAGAGATGCATATAATCTAGCAAACAATATTGATTTTACAGAAACAACAACCGAAGAATAAAAATAAAATGAAAGCAACTGATCTAACAAAAAATATTACTACAGAAGGCTTACTGGCTCAATTTGAATCTAGATTTGGTCAAACTATGAACCTACAAGGACTAGCGGTAGAACAGTTAGAAGACATGGCCAATATGGTTAGAACTAAAATTCACGAGATTACAAACAATCAACATTTTGGACAAGAATTAAAAAATGAAAATTATCACAAACATCAAATGATGTTGGATATACTAAATCAAGCAGTGAAAGAAGCTGCTGGTGGAATCAACACACAGATATCTCCACAACAACAAGCATTGGCTAAAAAAATTCAAACTGTTCCAGGACTTAAACCACAAGACAAAGATTCTATTATTGGAGCAATGGTACAAAAAGAAACTGCAGTTAAAGAAGGCATTGAAAATCAATCAGAGTTAATTCTAGCTGCCAAAGACATGATGGACAAAGTGACAGCATTCTTAGAAGACTTAGCAAAAATGAAAACTGAGAGCATGTTGGAATTGTCTGACAGAATTAGAGATGAAATGGGAGCAGACAAAGCAGATGCTTTTGCACAAAAAGTTAAACCAGCTCTAGAATCAGCAGAACAAACATTAACCGCTACAAGAACAGAATTAGATCAAGCAGTGAGAATATTAACTGGCGAAGAGATTGCAGCCACTGAACCAATGGGATCATTGGATGAGCCATTGGATACCACAGGTGATGAGTTGGATTCTCTAAATGCTCCAACATCAGATGAATTTGCAGCAACAGACGCCAACGCAGGTGGCACAGAGCCCGAAGGCAGACAGAAGAGAGAAAGCCGAGAAGTTTTTGAAGCCAGCAACAGAATCTATTCAAGACTAGCTGGGAAGTAATCCCATGCGTTTTTCTGAGTTCCTCAACAATACCAATAACGAACTAGAATCAGTGATTGTCAACACTCTACAGAATCTACGAGGCGATGCTGACGAGCAGGGACAGACAGCAGAGATCAGTTTTGATGCTCTAGCACAGATAATTAAAAACACTGGTTATCCTACTTTTAATTACAATCTATTCAAGAGCATCTATGACAAAGGCACTGCTCTAAAGAATGTTGTGGATGATTTTAACCAAGAAAAAATCGTTCTCAAGACAGAAAAGCAAGCTGAAAAAGATCCGTCTATGAACAAAGACAATATTGGCAGCACCGACACTGTAAAGAAAATGGCCAAAGCGGCCTTAAAAAGAAGAAGTTAAACTTTATCCAACCACTCAGCTACAAGAGGAAATAGTTTTTTATAATCTGTTCCGCGTCTACGATCTAACTCTTCTAAATAAATTTTTAATTGTTTTTGTCTTATAATGTTAGGTTCGGCTTTTTCCATTTCCATGGCTATACCATTCATATAAATTTTATATTGTTCTTTTACAGAATCTTTATAACCTGCAGCCATGGGATCAAAAATGTCCACCGCCTTTCTTAATCCTAAAGATAAAACTTTATCACCAAATATACCTGGATACATGTAAGGTCTTCCAGGCATTTCTTTTTGATTACATTTCATCATACTCCAATAAACCTGTTTGGTTTTGCTCCATTGATTGATTTGTTCAGCTAACTCAGGCATAGTTTGAGCGCTGAGTAGTGAGAATGCACTATTAATGTTGTTAGTAAAATCAGTATTATATACCATCCAATCAAAGTTTTTTTTAAATAAATCTAATTTTAATCCGTTTCTAATGTATTCTGCCTGAGGCCCCCAACAATCTAGACTACCCACAACATTAATTTTATCCAAACGATTTTGTTCTACTAATTTTTGTAATCTCAACATCCAAGTTTTAAAACGTTCATGTTCTACAGTAAGATTAGAAAAAAAGACCAATGTTAAATCTGGCAAAGTCCTCTGTTCTAAAAATTCAATCATACGAAATGTTTCTTTTTGTAGGAATGGTTCTCCCCCTAGTATCATTAATTTGTGTAAATTTTGTATATTATTTTCAAACCACACAAACAGTTTGTCTGTAGCTTCCTCGATTCTATCATACAATTTAAAATCGTCGCCTATTCTAACACCATTTTGATCAAATAAACCAAAACGTTTTTCTTCAGCATCAATGCTGGAACTAAAATGTGCAGCACAGTAGATACATTTTAAATTACAAGTATTCCCCCAATACACTTCCAGTTGTCTAGGAGTGACTGAAACAGCATTTAAATCTGTATCTAATTCCGGAGGTGCAGTGGTACCTTCTAGATGTAGATGTATCATTCTGTCACTGGTTCCTCCTGCATCTTCAATATGTTTGCAGTGTTCACAACCTCGTCCTGGCCACTTGCCTGCCAACATTTGTTGTCTTGCTAGAACTTTTGCAGGTAAATTATGAAAATTAAAATTATTTCCCTCCATTTCTATAGGATCAAATTGCACCCTATGACAAGAAGCAGATGATCCTTCAGTCAAATAAAGTGTTGAATGCGTCCATTTTAATTGACAAGGTAATCCTTTTTTAATAGGAAAAGGTTTTGGTGGTTGTTGTGATATTCCCATTTGATTAAATTCCGTTTCTATAGTATAATTATACTAATGAAATTTACCAATGATACTCTCCTGGCTCAAGGCATTGCCTATGTGGCCAAATATCCTTATAATGAACTGAATCGTACATCGCCTGAGGGTAAAAGACACTACACCACACCAGATGGACGCACGGTGCCTTCTGTAACCACAATACTGAGTCAGACCAAAGATATGACTCATCTCAATGCTTGGAAGAAACGAGTGGGAGAACAGGAAGCACAGAGAATTGCCACAGAATCAGCGAACATCGGTACAGTGATGCACCGTAGTCTAGAGAAGCATGTCAAAGGCGAAGCTCGAGTACCTGGATCTAATCTCATACAACAACAAGCTCATGCCATGGCCAATGTGATCATAGAGAATGGTTTAAAAGATGTGTCAGAAGTATGGGGTTCAGAGATTAATCTTTACTATCCTGAATTGTATGCAGGCACTACAGATTTAATAGGAGTATACAAAGGTGCTCCAGCAATAATGGATTTTAAACAATCTCGCAAATTAAAAAAGAAAGAATGGATAGAAGATTATTATCTACAATTAGTGGCTTATGCAGAGGCACATAATAAATTATTTGATACAAATATACGCAATGGTAGGGTTTTTATCTGCACACAAAATAACGAATATCAAACGTTTGACATAGACAATTATGATCAGTGGGTAGGCAAGTGGTACAATAGAGTAGAGCAATATTACAAGTCCGTCTTATAACATAAATAACTGTAAATTTTAGGAGTGATTTACAGTGCCCATAGTACAAATTAGCCGTATACAACATAGACGAGGTAGAGCCACGGACCTACCACAATTAGCAGCTGGAGAATTGGGTTGGGTAATTGATGAGCAAAGATTATACATCGGAAACGGTACAGTAGCCGACGGTGCTCCTGCAGTGGGTAATACAGAGATTTTAACAGCAAACAGCACATCATTTTCTGATGCTGTAAGTTACGTTTACAAAGGATACCTTGGAGATGCTACTCCTATTATTACTGGTGATGGTATTGATGTTGTAAGAACTCTACAAGAGAGACTAGATGATTACGTTTCTGTCAAAGCATTTGGCGCTGTAGGCGATGGGTCAACCGATGATACAGCAGCCATACAAAGAGCTCTAGATGAATTATACTGTGATATCGACAGAACAGATGCTAGATCTAGAAGATTATTATTTTTCCCAGCAGGACAATATAATATTAGCGATTCAATTTACGTTCCACCATATGCACAGTTGATGGGAGAAGGCGTAGATAAAACTGTGATTTATCAATCAGGTGGCAACACCGCTGTGGCCAAAATGCAAGATGGTTTAAAACAGCAAGGAGCCAACATAGGTAATGCCAGTGCCACTACTCCTACCAATATCAACATTGAAAATATCACATTTAAAAATGGAGAAGCCTATGCAGGTTTTGAAATTGAAAGAGCATCTAACATTAGATTTAATAATTGTAAATTTCAAGGCACATACGCAGCAGGTGGTGAAGATAATACTAACAGTCAAGCAATCACAGTAAAAAGTACCACAGCACTGCCTTGCTCAAATATAATTTTTGACAGCTGTCAATTCACTAAGTTTGCAAGATTGATTGATTTCAGTTATGATTTAAACAGTGCAAAATTTATCAATTGTGATTTTGCCACAGCATACTACGGAATAATTATTGGTGAAAACACAGATGGTGCTACCAATGGATTAACTCTAGGTCCTAAAGATATTAAAATATTATCCAGTCAATTCTCTAACATCAAAACCAACGGCATTTTGGTTACATCAGCTGGTGCAAATGAAATTAGAAATATTGTGAGTTTTAATAATTTCTTTGCTAAAACTGTAGGAACCAATAATGAAGGTGTAGACAGTCTTAATGTTTATCCTGCAATAAATTTTGAATTAGATGAGTGTGTTAGCGAATTAGATTATTTTGAAGTTTCACAAAAAAGAAGCTCATCACTAAATCCAATACCAGAAGTACAAGGTATAGGGATTAATACTAAATCCATTAGAGAGATAACATTATCCGATGCCACAGTTTCAGCAACTACCACAGGAATAACACTGCCTGCACTAGAAAGCAAATCAATTAGAGTAGAATATAAAATTGAAAGAGGTGTACAATTTAGAGTAGGAGTATTCACAGTGAACGCAAGTACTGATTATGTTTCCTACAATGATGACTACGAAGAGAGCAACGGAGATATGGGTGTAACATTAACGGCCGTTATAGAAGATTTAGATAGTACCACAGGTAATGAATCTGTCACAATAAAATATACAACCACAAGTATCAGCACAGATGCAGTAATGAATTATAGAGTTATTGAAATAGTATAACCATAATTTTTTTACCTAAAAAATCCACAAAAATATTTTTCTTACCAATAGACAGTACCGTCTTTTGACGTTATAATCAAAGAAAAAACTTAATAATATCCTTTAAGAAATTTTTAGCTAAATATGCATAGTCAAACAAAAGTAAAATCAGAAACGAAACCAAAAACGAGTATGTCAGGCAACAGTTCCACCATCCGAGTTAAGAAGAGAGACGGTCGACTGGAACCATTGGACATCAATAAAATCCATTTCGTTGTGGAAGAAGCCTGTGAAGAATTACCAGGAGTATCTGCATCACTGATTGAGATGCATGCCAACATACAATTCTATGATGGTATGAGCTCCAAAGACATTCAACACATTCTTGTGAGATCAGCTAATGATCTAATCACTCTAGAGAATCCCAATTATCAGTATGCCGCAGCTCGTTTATTGAGTTATGATATTCGTAAAGAAGCACATGGTCAGTATGAGTACATACCTCTATTGAAATTGATACTGAGAAACATTCGTCAGGGTGTGTATGACAAGGCCATTGTGGACAAATACAACATGACAGAGATTAAGAAACTCAATACTTGGATACGGAGAGAACGAGACCTAAACTTTACCTATGCTGGATTGAGGCAGATAGTGGACAAGTATCTAGTGCAGGACAGGAGCTCTGGGCAGTTGTTCGAAACACCACAAGACATGTACATGATGATTGCCGCTACCCTGTTCGCGGATTACCCAAAAAACAAAAGGATGCAATATGTTAAAAAATATTATGATGCAATTTCAACACATAAAATCAACATTCCAACACCTGTTATGGCAGGCGTGCGAACTCCTATTCGTCAGTTTGCTAGTTGTGTGCTTGTTGACAGTGACGATACTCTTTCTTCTATTTTCAGCAGTGATATGGCTATTGGACTCTATGTGGCAAGGCGTGCGGGCATTGGTATCAACTCAGGCAGGATCCGAGGGATCAACTCAAAAATAAGAGGCGGTGAAGTACAGCACACAGGAGTGATTCCATTCCTTAAGAAATTTGAAAGCACAGTGAGATGTTGCACACAGAATGGTGTGAGAGGTGGCAATGCCACTGTACATTTCCCTATCTGGCACACAGAGATTGAAGACATCCTAGTATTAAAAAACAACAAAGGCACCGAAGACAATCGAGTGCGAAGAATGGATTACTCCATACAGATCAGTAAATTATTCTATGAGAGATTCATCCGAGAAGAGGATATCACTCTGTTCTCTCCACACGATGTGCCTGGATTGTATGATGCATTCGGCACAGATAGATTTGATGAACTATATAAAAAGTATGAAAATGATAAAGAGATTCCTAAGAAGACCATACCAGCACAAGAGTTATTCTTTGATCTATTGAAAGAGCGAGCAGAAACAGGCCGAATCTACATAATGAATATTGACCACTGTAACTCACACTCATCATTCAAAGACAAAGTTTATATGAGCAATCTCTGCCAAGAGATCACACTGCCTACCAAACCCATACAGCATATCGACGATGTGAATGGAGAAATTGCTCTCTGTATATTGAGTGCAATCAATGTGGGCGCTATCAATGATTTGAGTGAATTAGAATCTGTGTGTGATCTAGCAGTCAGAGCACTGGACGAAATCATAGATTATCAAGACTATCCTGTGAAAGCCGCAGAAATATCTACCAAAGCAAGACGCTCGCTGGGCATAGGATATATCGGATTGGCACATTATCTTGCTCGATTGGACCTAAAATACAGTGATCCCAAAGCATGGGAAGCAGTGGACCGACTGACAGAAGCATTCCAATACTATCTATTGCGAGCAAGTTGTACTCTTGCAGAAGAAAAAGGCAAGTGCTCTGCATTTGATAGAACCAAATATGCAGATGGATTATTGCCTATAGATCATTACAAGAAAGAAATTGATGAAATTGTACCACACAAAACAAGAATGGCTTGGGAATCATTGAGAAAAGACATTGCCAAATACGGATTAAGACACTCAACACTGTCAGCACAGATGCCAAGTGAGAGTTCTTCTGTGGTTTCTAATGAAACTAACGGTATTGAACCACCAAGAGCTATACTGAGTGTGAAGAAAAGTAAAAAAGGACCATTAAAACAGATAGTGCCAGGATATCCTAAATTAAAAAATTCTTATACTCTACTATGGGATATGGAGAGTAATGAAGGTTATATCAAGATCGTGGCCATGATGCAGAAGTATTTTGATCAAGCCATATCAGGCAACTGGAGTTACAATCCTCTTAATTATGAAAACAATGAAGTGCCTCTATCGGTGATGGCCACAGATATGTTGACTGCCTACAAATATGGTTGGAAGACATCCTATTATCAAAACACTTATGATTTCAAAGGTGAAGAAGAAGATCTACAACCATCGGGTATAGCACCCATCCATGCCAAAGATGATGGAGAAGATGTGGAATTGACAGATTTTGGAAACAGTGCTAAGTTAAATAGCACGGCTGGAGATGATCCAGAAGAGTGTGAGGCTTGTACAATTTAAATTATGACAAAAACAGTATTCAATAGGAATCAAGTGGACTGGAGCAAGGAACCCATGTTCTTTGGAGAAGACCAATCCATACAAAGATATGATGTGTTCCGATATCCTCAGTTCGACAAACTGAATCAAACCATGCTGGGCTACTTTTGGAGACCCGAAGAAGTATCACTGCAAAAAGATCGTTCAGACTATGCTAACTTTCGTCCAGAACAAAAACACATATTCACTTCAAATTTAAAGTATCAAACACTATTAGATTCTGTGCAAGGCCGAGGACCATGTTTAAACTTCCTGCCCTATTGTTCTAATCCAGAGCTGGAAGGTTGCATCGTGACCTGGGATTTCTTTGAAACCATACACTCAAGAGCCTACACGCACATCATGAAGAACGTGTATGCTGATCCATCTGAAGTGTTTGACACTATATTGAATGACAAAGAAATACTAAAGAGGGCAGTATCAGTTACAGAGAATTATGACGCATTTGGAGAGATGGCTCTGCAGTACACAGTGAATGGCAAAGGTGATGTGGATGAGTTAAAAAGACAATTATATCTTGCCATGATCAATGTGAATCTACTGGAAGGATTGAGATTCTATGTATCATTTGCTTGTACATTTGCATTTGGAGAATTGAAACTGATGGAAGGTTCTGCCAAGATACTTTCTTTGATTGCTCGTGATGAAGCCACACATTTGAATCTAACCACTCATGTGATCAAAGCATGGCAAAA